CCCCAATAGGGGTCCTGTCTTAGGCTAGAAATAGCCCTACTTAACCTTTTAAAGGAAATAGCTGATGACCATAGCTGGTACGCATAACGTTATGAAGCTCGTCCATTCGTATGACTTTACGATTAATGGCTCGGGTGTAAAATCCCCGACCTATGATCGTACGGTCGATATGCTGGTTAGCTCATCCGTTGGTACGTATACAACCGTGACATCTGGCTACAAACTTAAGGCAAGTAGTGGAACGCTTCCTGAAAACCGCTTATTTAGAAGTCACTATAAGCTGACTAAGGAAGGACGTGCAATTTGTAAGCAATACTATACAAGTATCTTCATGCAAGTCGACGTTCCAGGTCCTTCTGATGTTGCTTTTTACAATAAAGCCGAGGTAGCCGCTCTGTGGGATCCCGCTGCTTCAGGTTCGTCCTTATGGACTAGCCTGCACAACCGATCTATACAGAACTTAAGCCAAAGCTTTAGCAAAACACGGGCGAATTTGCCCGTCGCTGCAGTAGAAGCACGTCAGTCAATTGAGTTAGTTACTCAATCGGCTAAACGTATTGCGACTTCATTGTTGCTTATACGGAAAGGACAGTTTGTCAAGGCAGCGACAGCTCTAGGGATGTCGAAGCCGCCTAAACGTCTCTATGCGACCATAAACGGTACACGTAGAGGTATAAGGGTTAATGGCAAGCAAACTACCGATTCAAGAGGCAGGTCAATCAAAGGCGATATAAAATTCACCTCTTCAGACGTCACCTCTAATTGGTTAGCTTACAGATATGGTTGGGTCCCACTCTTATCTGACGTTCATGGCAGTTTAACAACTGCTTACGAACACTCTAGGATGGTTGACAAAACGATTTGTACCCATTACGGGTATGCATCAGACACCAAGTATAGTTCTGCGTATTCAACTACGTATACTATCCCTGGTACTGTCAATTATCCTACAGCTCGAGCGACGCTTGTTTGCGAAAACAGGCTAAGTTCGAAGTATAAGGTAAGGGCAAGACTTTTATCAAAAACTGCGAGCAGTTCAGCCCAATTGGGCTTGAGCAACCCGCTACTGGTCGCCTGGGAACTTGTACCCTTTAGTTTTGTCGCTGACTGGTTTGTTAATGTCGGCGATATACTTGATGGTCTTAGTTCTTTCGACGGCTATGAGTTTGTTTCTGGTATCCGATGTGATAATTCAGAAGCAGACATCTTCACCACTTCTATTCATTTTACTAGGAGTGGTTCATGGAATGTCTATGGTTCGACGACTGATGTTAAAATATCACACTCGTACTATCGGGCAGCCTATGATCGAGTAGCACTCACAAGCTTCCCGTCCGTTGCATTTCACATCGAGAGAAATCCTTTCGCTGGAAAGATGAACCGGGCGTTAGATGCTGTTTCCCTAGTCCACCAACTGTTTAAGCGTTAAATCGCTTACATTTCTTAAAGGAAAACAATTATGGCAAACGTCGCCAACCTCGTTCTAAAAGACGGTGTCGCGGCAACTCTCACCTTCACCCCGGAAACCGTGGTGACTGGTGAGAAAGCAACCTGGGTCGAGCGTACGCTTGGGAGCTTTGCTCTCACGCGTCGTTTCTTCCTTGGTCGTAAGGTCTCTACCTCTACCCAGAATTCTGGGAAACGTGAAGTGACCTGTATCCTGAAATTGCCCTACGCGTCCGCTGCTGTTGGATCCGATCCTCTCCTGGCTGGTCATACGTTGATCGCGAACCTTGTGTTCACGATCCCCAACCAGGCGAGTTTGGCCCAACGCAAGGACTTGTGGGCTGCAATGAAGGAGTCTTTCGTTTCGTCCCAGCTGCAGAACGCAGTTGAGACTGACGAGATGCCGTGGTAACCGCCTGAATACAGGAGCTCTCCATGAAAGCGATTCGGAAGTCCCAACGGGGACTTAAGCGCGATAAGTCGCGCCAACCGTTAGCATTCTCAACACTTGTGGATACAGCAAAAACTGTGGTCCATTCGCAAGAGAATGTTTTTCAGGTTTCATCCGTTCTTTGGGAATCAATAAATTCCCCTGTCTCTTTGGGTTTGTACCTCCGGTTTAAGTATCTTGGAATTCAAGATGCCCTGGCTGTAAGTATTGACCCTCATGACTATAACGACGCAGACAAGTTTCTGAAAGACCTACAGGCTGTTAAGCTTCTCTCAAAAGGAGAGTATATACTACCTGGAGTCGATCGTAGAGCTGCTGCGTTGCAAAATCATGATGAGACTGAAGAGTTATGCAGAGTGGCGAACGCGCAATTATTGCGTCCTAGCCCTGATGTGTTAAACTTCTTAGGAAGAGTACGGCAATCGGTCAGTTCCATTCTAGGTCCCTTCCCAGGGGCTGATGAATGGGCTGATTCTTGCAGGTTTTCTGCAGGTACTACACAAGGAGGACGGGCCTATCTTAGCGATAAGCTTCATACTCCGACTGTAACCGACGCCTTTTATACTCTAGGAACCGCACTGGTGGCTAAGTCCCCTCTGTGGCACAGCAATTGCAGCGTTACTGTTGCAGCTGGTGAAACTTTTTCGCTCGTTCCTAAGTCTTGGAAAACCTATAGGGATATAGGAGTCCAACCCTCTCTAAACATTTATGCACAGCTTGGACTAGGGCGTTTAATACGCCTTCGTTTACGCCGTGCTGGATGTGACCTCGATAACGGCTGGAAGACTAACCAGCAGTTAGCGTTGAGGGGGAGTTTAGACGCTTCGTATGCAACCATCGACCTAAAGAATGCTTCTAATTCGCTCTGTAAAGAGTTAGTTTTGAAGCTACTCCCGGCCGACTGGTTTCACGCGTTGAACGTGTGCCGTTGCAGTCATCAGATTCGTGACTCAGGTCCTATAGAGTTACACCGCTTCTCAGCAATGGGAAATGGTTATACTTTTGAACTTGAGTCGCTTATCTTCTTATGCATAGCTCGCGTTTGTCTAAATGACCTTGGAATACAACGCCGTGAAGTTACAGTGTTTGGGGACGATATCATCGTACCTACGCATTGTTTCAATCCTGTAGTCAACAGACTACGGGACTGTGGCTTCACTACCAACTTACAAAAGAGCTTCAGTTCTTCCTACTTCAGGGAGAGTTGCGGCGCTCAGTACTTTGGTGGGCGTGATGTGAGACCTGTGCAGGCGAAATATAGTAAGGAAAACCACTATGTTCCGTACCTTATCTCGTTGGCTAATGGACTCAGGCGCGCTAGCAGTCGCTTTTACCTTAACGGTAATCGCGATAACTTTGTTCGCGCTGCTTGGGTCCGTATTATTCAGTGCATACCAAAGTGTCTCAGAGAAGCTCTGGCCACCACCGAAGATCTCGGTGATGACCAACGGCTCCTCGTTGACACCAGGTGTACCTGGTATAAGCCAAATGAGTGGCACCGCTGGGCTAGCAACACCCAGCGAGTAGAGAGTCCCTGCTTGTCGATCACACAAGAATCACGTGTGATCTATAGATGGGATACGAGGCTCCTAGTAGCTCTCTTTCTAATGGAAGAGCGTGAAAAGAGCCTCCGTAACTCTACTGTCTCGAGCGAGGTGAGTCCTATCTCCAGTTCTAAGGAACTTAAGAAGAATGGACAAACCGCC